CTTCTATGTCTGCCTGTTTTGCAATTTGTGTTTCAGGCATCGACAATCTTGACTTTTTATATAAATCAAGAATTCTATCTATCTCTTTCGCTTTGTTAACATCATTAGACTCTACCCATCCTATTAGCGTTGCAGGTTTTCCTGTAACTGGGGAATCATATGACGATTCTGTAGAAATGAATACTGAGTCAGATTCATCACAATAAAAAATATTTTCTGTCACAATTTCTGCTGCCATCCCTTTAAACACTAGCTGTCCATTTCTTTTCGATATTGATACTATATTGCAGAGTTCGTTTGCTGGCGAATCTACAATTGACAACTCCATTAGGGAGTAGTCTTTAATAAATCTTATGGTCTTTCCTGTTGCCTTATTGACCTCGTTGTCGGAGTCAATAATTTTTCCGCCGATAGAAAATCCTTGTAGTGTCCCATCAAGAATCTTTTCCCAAGTATCCTGAGCTCCCTTTGAAATATATGCATCTACATAAACTCCATTGTAAAACTCTTTTGACTTTGGGTCATAGTATGCCTCTGGTTTAAAAGAAACTACTTTACCCACAGCAACTGGTTGATGCATCTCTCGTAGGTTTCCACGGAAACTTTCGAATGCCTTAATGCTTGCCTCAGAGGTGACTACGTCGCCAGTCTGATCAAGATTATCAAGCGTTGCAAAGCCTGCAACCGTCCGTTTTTCACGGTTAACCTTGGTAAATGGCACGGATAACGTGATGTTGTCGCCATTCGAAGACCAAAGAGATTTCTCAATATTCATATGCTTAATTTTATAACGTTATTGTATATAAGGCAAATAATCAGTTGAGTAGGGTTAGTCGACTTGCCTTCCCTCACCCTGGGGATTTCTTGCCTCGCCAGAAATATCGGGGGAATTTGCAGACCTCTCAGAATCTCTATTTCTGGTCTTTCCTGCCTGTGCCCTAATTTCTGCCTGACCCTGTGCCTTTAATTCAATAACCTTGTCGCCACCCTCAAGAGGGACCATGCCCATTCTAATTCTTATTTCATTTGGGGTAACAACCTGCATCCTTAAATATCTCTCATCAATTTTAGACTGTGTGTCCTCATCGGTCAAAGTAAGCTCATTGAATTTAAGAAGTAGGGCATCTGTCATTTCTGCAATTAATTTATTTAATTTCTTTTCTAAATTCATTTGTGCGGGATGGCATACTTGCTCTCTAAATGTTTTATCGGCATCTCGTGCCACCGCCAAATTTACCCCCTCTGGGGTTCCAATTTTATTAATTGGCACACGGTGAGATAATAGAATTTCATCTCTATTAGATTTACGATATACGTTAAATGAGGATTCTTGAGTGCCTGCCTCAATTGGCTCCATCTTAAATTCAACCCTAGACTCTGGTGAATCTGGTGGAAGTGGGATATATAGGGACCTATGGTTCTTTCCTTTTAGCCCCACCTGGAAAAATTCAAGGAGCTTGCGCTCAGACTCTGTTGATAACTTGGCACCCTTTACGGTAATGATGTATCTTGGTACTGCTTTGTTTTCAAAATAATCAAGGTTATATTTTCCAGCGAACTCGTTTCCAGCCATGGCGTTTGAGGACGCTACGATGTCAGCAATGCCATAGTAATTATTTGTAGGGGTGTATTTCTTTAGGTGAATAATCTCATTAGGTCTATCTAGCCCGCCTGCAATTGGATTAGGTGTTTCTTGATCTCCAAAGTTACGGAAAAATACTGCTTTACCGTATAGCAATTGAACAAATCCATCACGCAACCTGCGTACACGCATTGTCTTTGCAGGTATATGGCCTAGGTATCCTATCTTTCCAGAAGTGGTTCTACCGACCTCTATGTAGCCGTTTCCTGTTGCTTCAACGTCAGTATAGGACTTAATTAATGTCTCAGTAAATGTTTCCTCTTCGTTGCAATCTTCTAGCCACTCGTTTAAATCTTGACGTAATCTGTTTAGTTTTCTTCGTGCACGGTCTAATTGCTTCTCGTCTGTGATATTATCAAAAGCTTCTTGTGTTTTGCGTGTCTCAACAAAATCATATCCGAGGCCCACAATGTTCGAGACCTTGGCGTTAATTGCTGAGTAATTGTACGGAGAAATTTCGTAAATGGTAGAAAGATAATCTAGGTTGTATGGGGGCTCAATAAGGTCGAACATGGCATAGCCAGTAATTGCTTGTGCCAATAGGTTCTGTTGTGTCTCAGCACCATCGGTGCCCTGAAATTTCTTTTGTAAATCTCTATTCATCTTTCGACGAAAGGCAGGGCTTAGTCCTGATATTTTAGTAAGGTCATCTCCGCTTACCTTAAATGCATCTGTGCTAGTCTGCTCAGATATAGTATTGAACTTCATCCAATCTGTCAAATTAGATATTACGATATCTCTTGAAGTGTCCTCTTCTAGATCTTTAATCATTATTGCCCCTCTGCCCTCAATCTTTTCATGTCATCCTTATAAGAACCAATGTCTAAAGGATCTGGGATTAGCCCCCATTTAAGTCTTTGCTGTTGCTCTTCGTATTCATCGTCTGTAACCTTTCGTCTGGCCGAAAGAAATCTAGGCCCGCCTTCATGTATGCCGTACGAGCGAACCTCTCTAGCCAAAGCATCGATTTTGGATCTATTTCCCTTTTTGGCCGTGACCGAAAGATAGTTGCCATCATTATCTCCTATCCACCTTCCGTCTGGCATCTCCCAGACATAAACCCCTAGCGGGGATTCTTCTACAAAACTTTTTTGAGTTTTATTGATATTCATACCAGTTTATTTTACCATTATTTATGGTCTAAGTCCAGCTTTTGTCAGGGGAATATACAGAATTATGTACTTTGTAGCACGATCCAGTCATTATTGAAGGCAATAATGTCAGATTCTGTCAGGGACACCTGCGGTTCTGTTAAAGTTGACACCGCTCTTCCAATATATAGCTTGTAATGAGTTTCTACAATATTAGAGGTTAATTCTTTGCCGTAGGTAGCAATGTTCTTATATAGGTTACTTGGACCTCCTGAATTTTCGTAATTTATCTGTAGGGATCCAGTTACGGGGGTTGAAAATACTATTACGATATGGTGTGGCTCACCTGCACTCAAATAGGAAGAAATGTTTGTTTGATTAGTTACATCTGTATTATTTACGTATATCTTAGATATATTGGCCTTAGAAACGGCTCCAGAGCCATCCCAGGCCAGTCTGGTACTAGAGGGGGCGGAAGCATAGAAAAGGGTGTTAGCGGCCAACGTAAGGGGCGTAAAGACCATTTCTACGGACTTGATAGAGGATAAAGTATTAATATTAAATCCCGCACCGTTTTTAGCCCTAATTCCATTTCCGTAATTACGGGAGAGAATGGGGTAATTTAATGATCCAAGGTAATATTCGGTATTAGAAGATATCCTATCCCCATAGTTGTCGGCATAGATATCTTTATTTGAATAAAACGTAATACAGAAAAATGACAATGTCGGTAGATATTTGCTGGCATCCGTAGTAGACATTGTTATCCTAATATACAAATTCTTACTGGCATTAAATGAGTCTTTTGTGTATTGGGGAATTGGATTTCCATTATAGCAAGACTCATAATTTATTCCGTCAATACTAGACTCTACTGTTATTCCTAGGTCGTTCCGCCACTCCACTTTTGATGTGACTAAATTTAATTGTGAGGGAATTACAATAAAATCATTTATAACAAAGGTTCTAGCAGTGACCGTTTTTGTTTCAACAAATCCAATATGTTTATTAACTAAATCATAGGAAGTGTTGTCGTCCAGCCAATAGGTCCATGGCCTGTTTACTGGATAGGAATAGTCAAATGAGGGTTTTAAATTGGCGTCCGACCCGCTAAATAAAACACCTTCGTCTGGAAAAACTATTTGAATTGCAGGAGATGTTATATTTCCACTTACATAATGTTGAGCAATTATTGTATCTGACAGCCCGTATCTATATACAGCTGGAGCGTCTACCGTAAAGCTATCGCCTGCTGAGGTTGGCCCTATTTGTAAATTTAGATTTGTGTTAGTAAACTTAAATTTAGTTAGTGACTTATTCTCTTTGTTAACTCCATCAATATAGAGAATAATAGATTGTCCTGTATATTTACCTACAACATGAGTAACTTTTTTAGAATACGACAATGGGGATATTACCCAATCATTTTGCGACACTTTAAATACTATATGGCCTCTATCCCAAAACAAACCAATATTATTTGTTATATCTGCAAAAAGTGGAACTTGTAATGTAGATTCAATTAGTGGATATATCCATGCCTCTATTGTAAAATCATTATCTGATGTGTTCTTGGTTCCTAGGCCCGCCCCCACTGTTGCCCCATAATAATCTTTTGTAACAGGAACAGTTATATACGCAGTATTAGTAATTTTAGTTCCAGATACCCCGCCAGAAACCAAAGGCAGCATGTTTGCCGCAGGAGATCCTACATAGGTTCCATTATTTCCGCATCCTGAAATATCGGCGGCGGTAGTACCAGAAGACTCATCCAACGGCCAGAAGCCTATTGGATAATCCTTAATTACCTTTAATTGATAGCTCATATTATTTTATACCACTATTCTCGTCGTTCCTTGGTGCCCCGCCTAATATAAGTGATCCTGCAATTTGGATAATGTCATTCATAATCCAAGTGCTTTAAGGTCATCTGTAGTAAGTCCAAGTGCTTGAAGTTTGGCTAATGCTGTTGCTTTCTTGGCTTCCGCTTCTGCTATTGCTTGATTTCTTGCGATTGTGGCTTCTTCGTCTGCCAAAACTTGTTCATATTCTTCATCTGTCATTTCTCTCGTTATGACATTGTTGTTGTCGTTTATCGTAATTAAAGGTTTCATATTATTTTACTCCGTATAAGTAGGCTGTGCCACTGTTATATGACTTACCACCAGAATCATTAGACATTACTAGTGATGTTAAAACATCATCATAAAACATTGCACCATCACCCCTGACAGCGCATTTAGGTGCCCCACCCACACCTTCGTTACCAGAAAGTGTCCAACTAAATAGTTTTGTTGATGATTCATAAGGATTTAGCATTTCAAAATGGGCATTTCCTACTGACCCGTTGTTCATATTGTGTGGCCAAGGAAAGTTAAATCCTGTGCTATTAATCTGGGAAGAATCGCCGTCTTGGCCGTGTCCACACGCCGAACGGGCTGTGGCAAAATAAATTGTTGATGAAACACCATTAAATCTAGTTGTGTGATAACCATTTCCACCAGTCATTGTCCAGCCTACAATTAGTAGAATCAGTTTTTTATATCCTGCCGATGATGCTGGTAAAGATATACTAACTGTATTTCCTGACATTGCTGTTGTGCTATGTAAAGTAAGGCTACCACCACCACTTGCAGTAGCCCAACTTGGGATACCAGATGCGACTGTCAATACCTGCCCGCTGGAACCTATGCCGATTCTTGCAGGTGTATTTGCACTTGATGCGTAATAAATGTCACCAGTTGTAGTCAATATGCTTTTATCTGTCTTACCCGATAGATCAACTGTTCCCCAAGAAGTATTTGTTCCATCTGTAGTCAAATACTTTCCTGAATTGCTGGTTTGTGAAGGTAGTAAAGCGTTTGTTGCGGCTGTAGCCGTTGTCTGACCTGTGCCGCCGTTACCTACAGGCAGTGTGCCTGTTACCTGTGATGCCAAATTTATGTTTGATAGCGTGTTACTTGATCCGCTAATTGTTTTATTAGTTAATGTTTCTGTGCCCGCCAATGAAGCCACATCTGCATCACTTACTGCGCTGTTTAGTTGCGCTAATGTTGCATTAACAGTATTTGATGCAAGATTAATAGTCTTATTTGTAAGTGTTTCTGAACCTGCTAATGAAGCCACATCTGCATCACTGACCGCCGTATTTAATTGCGCTAATGTCGCACTGACAGTATTTGATGCAAGGTTAATAGTCTTATTTGTTAAAATTTGTGTTCCGTCAATAGTAAGGGCATTAGGCAAGGCGTTACCAACAGATTGCCATGTTGTTCCATCCCATACTCTGATTAATTTAGCCATTATACTGGATACCTCACAATTACAATTCCTGAGCCACCCGCAGCGCCTGAGCCAGCAGAAGATTGACCACCCCTACCACCACCGCCGCCGCCAGTATTGGCAGTTCCAGCAATTCCATCATTACCAAAATTACCACCAGAACCACCTCCGCCAGTTCCGCCAGTTCCGCCAGTTGATGAGGAAATTGCTACTGCTCCTCCTCCGCCACCGCCAGCATAACGGCTACTTGCACCTGACGAAGTTGCACTTGCCCAAGATGAAAAAGCAATAGTACCTATACCGCCATTAGCACCATTATTTGATGGACTTGGAACATCTAAACCTTGAGCACCTGCTCCACCGCCACCGCTACCGCCTTCGCCTTGATTTTCATTAGCCACACCGCCTGAGTAGCCATAATACGAAGTTGCGCCCGTACCAGTTTGAGTTGAGGTTGCTCTTGTTCCTCCCTTTGTGCCACCGCCACCATTACCGCCATTTGCTCCAGCGTGTTCGGCCTGACCTGAGCCGCCAGTGCCACCAGCGCCACCGCCACCTCCTTTAGCAGCGGTTTTACTAGCAAAAGTAGAGTCGTTACCATTACCGCCACGATATGGGTTTGAACTACTACCTGAGCCACCGCCACCTACTGTAATACTATAAGTAGTTCCATTAGATAAAGATTCATTAGCAAAATAAATAATTCCACCTGCACCACCACCTGCACCGCCCTTTTCATTGGCACCGTTACCGCCACCCGCAGCGCCGCCAGCAACTACCAAACAATCAGCAGTTAGTGCTTGTGTTGGTTTAAATACTCCTGATCCCGTAAATGTGTGATACCAGTATGTGCCATCCGTTGTTACTGTTCCTCCAGCAGCTTTTGCTACATAACTAGTTGTTGTATTAAATACTCCTGATGATGTAAATTTGTGTACCCAATATTGGCCATCTTGATAAACTTCGTTTCCACCAGATGCTTTTTGGGTTACTGAAGCGTAGCGTAAAATTACAATTCCGCTGCCTCCTGCACCACTAATTTTATTCCCTGCGGCTGCTCCGCCACCACCGCCGCCCGAATTTACAGTTCCTGAACCTGCTGGTGATGCACCAAGAGTTGAACCTGCACCACCAATTCCACTTCCGCCAGTTCCGCCAGTTCCAGAAGCAGTATCACCTGCACCACCACCACCGCCAGCATAAGTTACTGACGAACCAGTAATACTTACAGAAAGCCCGTTTCCGCCATTTCCGCCATTGTTGCTATTTGCAGATGGATTACCAGCAGCACCAGCCCCTCCTCCACCACCATTACCATTTACTCCACCACCAGGTGCGTTACCGCCGTTATTTCCCTGCACAGGACTTGCAGTCCGAGTTCCACCGCCAGTGTTATTATTGTCAAACCAACCAGCACCACCACCTGAGCCACCTGAACCGCCAACTTCTTCTGTATAACCTCCTCCACCACCCCCGCCTGTTGCAGTTATGGTGTCAAAAGTAGAATTACTGCCAACATTTCCTCGCCCATTATAATTTGTTCTAGCAGCGCCACCCCCACCAATCGTGACTGTGACATTTGTGCCAGGAGAAACAATCAACGGGCTTTCAGGACTACCGCCACCGCCAGTAGCAGTAACAGTTGAACGAAGGCCACCAGCGCCACCTCCGCCTGCGCCGTCAGTGCCAAATGCTGCATTACCTCCCCCACTGCCACCACCAGCAATAACTAAATAATCAACGGCTAATCCAACTATTGGCGTAACAGGATTACTTGCTGCTGATGCAGTAGATGTTCCATTGGCGTTTGTGGCAGTTGCTGTAAATGTATATTCAGTACCATTTGTTAATCCTGTAAATGTATATGTAGAAGATGGTGCTGTTTGAGTAGTGGTTGCTGGGCTTGAGGTAATAGACCATGATGTTATAGATGATCCACCATTTGCTCCAGTTAATGTAATGATTGCTGATTGTATTCCTGCAACCGCAGATAAGCTAGGTGCCTGTGGCACAGTCGTTACAGGTATTGGGCTACTTGCAGCAGATGCAGCAGATGTGCCATATACGCTAGAGGCGGTGGCAGTAAAGGCATAAGATGTATTTGATTGTAAGCCTTCAACCTCAATGGGTGACACAGAGCCAGTATTATAGTAATTTCCTGGATTAGATGTTATTGTATATGTAGATCCTGGAACTGTTCCTGCTACAAATGCTACAGATGCTTTACCGTTATTGTATGCCCGCCCGCTTCCTTGATTTGTAGCAACAACCGCAGAAGGAGCTGTAGGAACAGCTCCAATGGGAATCCATGTTGTGCCATTATAAAATTCTGGATAGCCTAATTGTGTATTCATATACACATCGCCGTTTGAGGTGGGGGAAGGACGAGAAGTGGTATTACCCCTCTTAACATGTCCATTAGCAGTTGTATTATGTGAAGAAATATCAGAGGCAACAGAATTTAATGTTGCAAGATTTGCTGTATTGGATATTCCATGCACAGATGTTGTAACATTATTATGTGCAACAATTGCAGCGGCAACTTCAGCATCAGTAGCCGCATCCGTACTTGTGCTAAACAGGTTTGCTATATCTCTGATTCTAGACATTAGGTCTTTGTACCTGTATCCACTCTTTATTTATTTCAGACCATTTCCAAATATAGCCTTCAATATCATCAGGTTTAGCAACTGGTGCTACCCATTGATAAGTTGTGTAATCTAATTTCCAAGAAGGGTATGGTTGTGGTGAAATAAATACATCAAAATGTTTGTCGTATTTATACCCAACACCTGCATAGTTTGCACGGATATTTCCGTTATAGGATGTTTGTTTCCATAAATTGTGTCCATGTAATTCTGTTAAAAATTTTATTCCTGCTTGTTCTGACTCTACGCCATCTACAAGCAATACTTCATTTTGTACTGTATGAACAGAAATTACATTGTTATTTTCGTCTAATTTTGCAAAGTGTGCCATTAGAAAGTAATACTCCCATCTCCATTAAATATGTAAATACCAGTACTTGGGTTGGAAGGTGAACCTGTGGTTGATACAGCATTAACTGCTGCACGAAGTACTACAACACCAGAACCGCCGTTTCCGCCATTAAAGCTTCCACCAGTTCCAGCTCCACCACCGCCACCACCTGTATTTATAGTTGCATTAGAACCACTCTGGTTCCTAGACCCATTACCGCCACCTCCAGCACCAGCAGTACCTGCTATGGTATAAGAGTTATAATTGTCAATACCAGAACCACCACCACCTGCACGAGTCACAGATGAACCAGTTATAGACGATGCAATACCAGAGCCACCGTTACCTGCAACAGCAGTTCCAGCTCCAGTATTGTAATTTCCATTACCACCATTATTACCAGCACCACCACCGCCACCACCTGCGTTTTGACCACCGTTGTTTTCTGGGTCTGCGTTACCGCCGTCAAAACCTTGACCTGCCTGTCCAGCACCACCTTGTCCATTATTCCTTGCACCTGCACCGCCACCACAACCACCAGAAAATCCAGGTGAATTACTTCCAGCTCCTCCACCACCACCGCCACCTGTGCTGGTAACGGTTGTTATTCCTGAACCAGCAATTGATGAATTAGTGCCGCTAGCACCGTCACCTGTATTACCAGCTCCTCCACCACCTACAGTAATTGTATAAGCAGTTCCAGGAGATAATGAGAGTTTAGATAAAACTGATGAATTGCGACCACTCAATTCTCCAACAACACTAGACTTATATCCGCCAGCTCCACCTCCTCCACCAGAATGACCACCAGCCTCACCACCACCTGCACCACCGCCTGCAACAACAAGATATTCAACCGAAACTACATTTGGCATTGTTGCAGAATTAGTAGCGGTTGAATCAGCAGAAGTTCCATTAGCGTTAGTTGCTTTTACCTTAAATGTATAAGATGAACCAGCAGTTAGTTGACCTTGTGTAAATGTGTATGATGTGGAAGTTGTTGTTTCTGCTGTACGAGGGGTTTCAGCAGTAGTTCCATTAAGAAATGGTGTGATTGTAATAGATGAAAGATTTTTACCACCATTGCTTCCATTAGTCCAAGTTACTGTTACTTCATTTGCAGATGTTGATGCAGTTGCTGTTCCAATAGTTCTAACTTCAGGCAATGTTGATGGAGTTATTGGTGCAAAATTTGGAGTATTAACGGTAGTTCCAAAGTTATTTTGAGCATTACCATAAACTGTATAAACAGTTCCTGGAGTAAGACCAGTAAGCGTTACGGTTGTGCT